TCCCTTCCTTGTTGTACTTGAAGGTATCGTTGTCGAGCGGCATGAACGGCAGGAAGCCCAGCACGGGGGTGGAACCGTTCACGGTTTCGACAATCTTCTTGTAGAGGGCGGGATTCTTGGCATTGGCAAAATCGGTTGAATTAATAGGCATTTACAATGCTCCTTATTGGTTTTCACTCAGGTATTTTTCGTAAGCGGATTGCTTGAGGTCGCCCTTTTTCGGGCTGGCTGGGCGCTGTGCGCCGGGGCCGTCTTCTGACGCGGTACGATTGAACAGGCCGGATTTCTTGGCCTCACGAATCCACTTCACCTTGTCAGCCGGGGGAAGGTTCGGAATCAGTGCGCGGAACTCTTCCGGTACATCTTCGGCGGCTTCGGTGGCGAAGGTTTCAAGGGCAGATTCAGCGGCCTTGCGCCGGTCAATTTCCTTGTTCAATCGGGACTGGGGAACGGTGTTTTCGGCATTGTTACCCGCGCCGTGGTCGGTGGCGTTCCCGGTGTCTGTGTTCTGTTCGCCGTTATCGGTGGCGTTGCCGTTGTTCTGGGTGTCTTCCGACATTCTCAAAAGCTCCATGTTTTACGCCCTGTCGGGCGAGGTTGAGGAAAAGAAAAAGCCCGACTCGCACAACGCGAATCGGGCTGAAATTTTGTCTGTGGGGCCGTCTAATTTGACTGTCGAGCCTCGCAAAACTGAGTCATTTTATTCAGCATGAAATGGCCGAACTCACTTTCAGCTTTGCGGTATTCAAGGTAGCGCCTAATATCATCGTCACAATTAAACATGCCGGTTTCAAGGTAGCCCACAAGCTCCTTTTTCATATGGTCAGGTATGGCTACCTTCTGAACGCTTTCAATCAATTCTTTCATTCTCACTCCTTATTGTACTGCCGTGTACGGCTCGGTTTCTTCCTTGGGAACCCCTACCAGCTGGCCCCGCTCTTCCTGCACCTTTTGCAAGAACTCGGCAGCCTCCTCACGGGTTTTCAAGTCGGGGTTGCGCTCCATGATAATGTCCACTTCGGAAATGACGCCCATGGAAAGCAAGGACTCCCAAGCGGCTATCTGCTCAGCTAGGGAAGTGCTTTCCTTGAGGTCGGCAAAGTCCACCTTGAGCCGCGCCTTCGTGCTGAGCTTCCGGCTGGGGTTGTGGTAGTTCCAAACAATGCGCATGACATCGAACAGGCGGCGCTCATAGACGCGGAAGAGTTCGATTTCATCGGCACGCTGCTCCATCAATTCCCGGTTGCCGACCACGCGGGAAATACCCGTTTCCTTGGTCGGGTCGGTGGAGAGGCTGGAAGCTGAAAGGCCGTTGGCAATGGCGGTCTGTTTCAGCACAAACTCAATGGACTTGATTACGTCGCTGATAGGAGCGTTGGGGCTGACAAAACCAATTTCCCCGTCCTTTTCAAGCTCGGCCATAGCGCCGGGGCCAATGACGATTTCACTCTCTGGGCTATCTGACTTGATGTACCCGACCGAATAGCCCTGCATTTCGTTGGTGTAGACCAGCGAGGTAAGCAGGACGTTCAAGGCGTCCTGGGCAACTATCAGGTCATCCCCGGATTCGATAAAAAACTGGTCAACGGGCGGCTCGTCCCACATCGGAATGAGCGGGATGACACCGTAGGGGTTTGACTGCTCGGCCAGAACCCTGCCCCGATAGTCCAGCGTCTTCATGGTGCTGGGCGTAATGACTTCGTACCAAACTTCCTGTTTGTCGGGCGCGTAGTGCGTGACCATGACTGATTTCACATCTTCGGGACAGTTCCCTGTTTCAACGTCCAGAAGGTCAGGGGTGAGAATATCCACATCAAGCCGCCCGTTTCGCCAGACAGGGCGAACCATGACGGTCTTGAGGAGCTTGACCAGTCGTGAGGTCATTTTCATTTTGCTGTTCAGGGCGCTGCCTTCCAGAATCTCGGTCAAAATCTCCCGGTCCCGGCCCTCGGCGTCCATGAGTTCGCGCTTCGGCGGCTCAAGGTATGAGGTCGCTTTGATTTTGACGATTTTCTTGACCATGTTCACGAACAGGGGCTTCAACTTCTCAGGCTTAGCGAAGCGTGCGTTCAGGTCATCCATGAGGTAGGGAAGCTGCCCGTCCCGGTAGTATTCCAACCGCTTGAAAGCGTCCTCTTTTCGGGCCGCCGTAGCCTGCTCTCGCATGTTCCCGAAAATGGCAGCGGTTATATTGTCTGCTTGTGAGAAAATCATTCTAGCCCCTCACGATTGTCTTGCTTGTCGAGTAGTACCCGCGCAGGAGTTCAAGCACTTGCGGGTGGTACTGCTTAAGCCGTGGCAACCCAGCGCCGAATTTTGTTGCGGAGATACCACCCATTTTCTTGGATTGAACGGAACCGATACCGTCCTTGATAGCCTGCTCCGTGGCTGGACCGTATTGGAGCAGGAACCAAGCTTGCAGGGCTAATGCCCTGCGCATATGCGCGGTTGCCCACAATTCATCATCAAGGGTAACGGGCGGGTTTAGAAGCAACTGGATGTAAATTGTTGCTTCGGTAAGGAACATATCCTTCTGGTCTGCCTCAATATCGGCCCACATGGATGCACCGGGAACTGTGGCAAGTATCGTGTCTGCATCTTCGACAGACAATTTAGATTCAAAATCGGTCATTTAGACCCCCTGATATATTTTTGCGCCCTTCAATCGGACCTTGTTTTTATAGAACTCTGGCAACGTCATTTCGGTTGCCCCAGCCTTCCGGCTGTACTGTATGTGCATAGCCTCCACGCGCTTGTGTGCTTCGCACTCCTGCGAACACGGCAGAATCAAGCCGCCGTTGCGCAAATAGCAATACTGGGCGTGCTGTCTCTTGCTCTGGCAGACCACGCGGGACAGTTCGTAGGCGGTCAACTCTTCCTGTCGGAGTGACCAGACGGCCCACGCAAGAGAGTACACCCTGTCATCATGGAAGGCGTCACCTTCCGGCGCTCCAAACGAGACATAGCGCCCGGTAGCGTCATAGGTGAAAAGCCTTAACTCGGCCTCAAGCTCTATGAGGTCACGGGAGAAGTGAAGGCGGCCTTCCGAGACAATACGATGGAGCATTGAAAACGCCTGCCGCTGTTCGTTTGGCCCAGCGTGTACGCCTTCCGCTGGAATCTTCGCGTCAGCACACCACGCCAGAAGGTCGGTGGTTTCGTAGGATTCCAAAACATAGTTTTGCAGCCCATACCTATCATTGTCCCGCACTATGGAACGCTTGATTGCCTTCGCGTCACTGAGGGGAAAACGCTCTTGGTTGAACACCCAATAATGCGGTTCATCATCGTTCCCCAGCGCCTTGCCAACGGCGGTATGAATTGTGCTGTCTCCATGCTTTGAAAAGCTCTTGGCGCGGTCTAGGCCGCCGCCTACAACACACTTCCGACCAGCCACAAGCGCCTCAATATCCTTTGAACCAACGGGACACCTATAATCAGCCATGGCGGCGTCAATATCGGCGCTCCTGAACAGGCTGTTTGCCGCGTCCGAGCGACGATTCAGATACTGGGTGCCGAACTCGTATGGTGGCCGCGTCTTCGCCAGAATCTTCATGGCGGCGCGGTCAACCCATGAAGGTGCTTTTCTCAGAAGCTCCTCAATGTCTTTGTACTCAATGCGGGTAACGTAGATTCCCGGCGTTCCCTCGGCCTGCAACTTCTCATAGTTGTCTATAGGCCCGCCGGGGCCGTCCGTTGTCGAGTCGGTCAAAACCTGACCGTCTACAGAGTCGGTAATACTCTCGGACAGGACGCCAAGGGCGGCTTCGTTCTGGTTGCGGTGAAGTTCAGTGGCGATAGCCAAGTTGACCTTCTGACCGTAAAGGACGCTGGGATTGTTCGGGACGGCCTCAATCTCTGAACCCATCTTGGGATTCCTGATTATCGCGCCCTGAAGGTTTCGCTTTCCGATAAGGTCAATCAAATCGGGCGTATAAGCGATAATATCCTTGACCAGCCGGAAGGAAGTTCCCACCGCCTGCGCCGAAGAGTTCGCTAAAACCTTAATGATTTGAGAATCATAGACAGTAAAACGGTACAGCGCTATCAGCGCGTTCATGTAGCTTTTGCCGTGGCGGCGGGGCCATGTAATGCAGCAAATCTTATTGATACATCTGCCGTCAGAATCCTTTTCCAATATCGGGCGCAGGCGCTCTTTCTGCCAGTCTGCAAGCACAATTGGACGGTATTTGTTATCCTCATGCTTGATACGTGGCTGAACATCGTCAACCCATTGGAAAAAACCTTCTACATCGCCCAATGACCGCCAATAATTGATTTTATTGGTGGTAATCGCCATTACGCAAGCTCCCCGCGCCAGTCCTCTTCCCGCTCGGCCTTGCCGGTCAGGCCGTTAATCTCAAGGCGAAAACGGCGGCTGATTTCCTGCGTGTTGCGGAGTTCTCGGACTAGCTCTAAGTCGATTTCGTCAGAGTTCACGATTGCGGCCTTGATGTAGTCCTCCACCACCATGTTTACGGCGAGGCTCTGAAACAGGTTTTCCAGCTGGGCGGCCTTCGGTTCATCTTTCAGGCGTTCCAGCATTTCCCGAATCTGCCGGGATAGCTTCGTGCGCCCGTCTATCTTGCCGTCACGGGCGGCGCGGCGCAGTTTGGAGGCGGTACTCATTATTCCCGCCCCCATTCTTCAAAAAAGGCTTGGCTTATCAACGTCACGGAATGAACGTCACGGCGCAGGAATCTAGGAACCGTCCCTTCAAGGATTCGGCCTATCAACTCACTTCGGGATATGTTCAGGAACAGGGCAAGACGGTCTACTTGCGCTGTAAGCTCTGGATGCAGAGCAATTGTCACTGGTTTTTTTGGCATCTGAAATGCTCCTCTTATTCAATAATTAAGGGAATCTTCTTAATGTATGAGCAAATAAAAAGGCCGCCCCCGTGGAGTAAGGGGCGGCCTTTCAACATGGTTCTATCAGGCGAACATGACTAAACCTGACAGAAGGAGACAAAGGCCGTCCCACGGAGTAAGGGACGGCCTAACTGTTGGCATTGAGTCTACGTTGGCACATGCAAACATGGCTCACTCAATGCCAACTGTGATGGACGTGTGGCTCAGCGTCCAATATCTTCTCACCGCTACCCTGCGGCGTAGATAACAAAGGCTGCCGTTAGGGGCGGCAGCCATAGGAGTGAGGGGAATCAGCTGGGTTGCGGTTCGACTGGCCGCAAATTCACACCCCTCATATAACAAGTAACACCGTACTAATTGAGAATTGCTTTCAATTAGTCAATTTGGCGTTTAAGTTGTTGAAATATATTGACGGAAAAAAGTTTGAACTTTTTTCATATCGTAGGATTTTTGTTAAACTCGGACAGAAATACGGCGAAGTCTACGGCCCTATTCGGCGCGATTTTTTGAGGTCGGTCTTCCACGCGCCGCCCCAGCCCAAAAGGTGAAAAGGCGGCCTAGCTCCTGCGCAACACGTTCTGGACGTTGGCAGCGGTCCACGGCTTCCCGGCCATGGTCTTGTCGCCCTGCTCATTCAGCTGGGCTGCTATGCTGGCGTAGCTCTTGCGGCGTCCGTTCCTTGGCTTCCTTCTGAGCTTCCTGACCATGGCTATGATAGCGCGTCCGTCCTCAGTCTCAGACATACCCCTACGGCCCTCACATTTGCCTTCTAACGCACGTTTGGACTCACGGGCTACACGTAGCTTCTTTACAAGCAAACTCTTCTCTAACTCGCTGAAAACGCCTTGCATTTGCACCATGGTCTTTTTCATCGGGTCGCCCATGATAGCCGCCGTTACGTCTTCACCTGTACGGGCGCTGACAAGAGTGATTCCTTTGGACGCCAGATAGGTAATCAGCTGCTCTTGAACCATGAGCGCACGGGCCAGCCGGTCAACGCCTTCGATGATAACGGTACGCACTCCATTCTTGAGCATGTCGGTTATCATGTCTTGGAAGGCTGGGCGGTCTGCCTCCCCCAGCGTGCCTGATACACCCTCTTCACTGTAGACGTTGGCTAGGGTCATGCCATGCTCTTGCGCGTACTGGCGTACCGCCTCTTCCTGCCTGCGCAGGCCGTCACCTTTCAGCTGCCCCTTGCCTGATACCCGTATGTAACCAAACGCTTTCATGTCTCTTTTCCCCTAAAATAAGTTCTACATTTCCCATGTAGTTTAGGGTACTTCTGAGTATGTTTCAAGTCTTATTCTACAGAAAAAGACGCGATTCCAGGCTGGGCCACTGCTCGGTTAGCTCTTGGGGCCATCCTCTTCTGTGTGAGACTGGTCACTCTTTTCAACCTCCTCAGAGTCCTTTATTTCCTCAGACTCTTTCATCCCCTGATACTGCTCTATTATATACTCCCTCAGAGAACGGCCTAGCCTAGACGATACTGCTCTTCCACGGGATGTTGATACCCAACACCGTGCAGTAAGCATGATAGTGCGCAGGAACCATTCCTTATTCTTGATACAGGCTGGCAGCTTCAACTTATCCAGATATTCGGTGAAAAATTCCAACTGTTTTTCAACAAACTCCTGATACATTAAAAAATGGCTCGCTATTTCTCCTGGCTCTATACTAGAAGGAAATCCTTTTGTGCCTGGGATGCTATCACCGCCAGTCACTTTGATTATGCAGCTAGTCTGTCTTCTTTGAATACCTACGATTCTGAGCAAGCCTATTGTATAGCCGTATATCTTCACTCCCTCTTGCCGAATACCTTCATTCGTAGCCATTACTGCTACGCCTTCAACGACCTCCGGCCCCAGCGCTCCTGTATAGGCTTTAGTGTTGGCATCAACTGATATTTTTGGCTCGTCTTGTTTTCTGTATAGGAATAGAGCCACAATAACAGCGCCGACTGTTCCTAGTGAGGTCAATCCATTGAAAATTAGTGTCCAGACCTTATACGCTTCTTCTGACATGTCGCTCTCACTTGAAGGGGTTTCAACTCCTCACGTTCATACGTGACTCTGCCCATGAGGCGCAACACCCTATATTTGCGCAGGACAGGACTCTTGACCAACGGAACGCCGGATACACGTTCTTTGGGTCGCTGTATCGGGTCTAGTATTCCGGTACTATGATACGGCTTCCCTGTGTCGGTGTTCGCGTCCTGTCCTGCGCTTAGCTTACCCGCCTCCTACTCTTGAGCATTTCGGTCAGCGGGAACTGTTCTATCTGCTGGGCCTAGCCTCCCATGTAGGTGCGCAGGCCATGCTTATTGTTGTAGTGGGCGTCAATCCATGTCTCTACCACCATCTGTCCAAAGTCATCTTGAGTCGCTCGCGACTTGGTGACATTCATTTCTTGGCCCGACTCGTTGACGATTTTCACCGTCACGTTTTTGGGCTGGCCTTGGCTCTGACCGAGAGCGTAGCCCTTCGGGATGACAGTTTCTCCGCGCTGCAAGATTGCCGGGAACTCGTCGCCAGCAAGGCCGTCATGGAACTTAGGCGCAAAGGCAAAGGCTGCCGGATTAAAGTCTGGTCTGTTCAGGTGCATGGTGTTGCTGGCAGACCCAACGCCACCACCGGCGTGCAGTCCAAGGAAACTCAAAAAGCTACCCCCGCCACCGACACTGCCCATGAATGAACCAGCAATGTTCTGTGCAAACATGCTCATGATGCTGTCCATGACGGAGCCGAAGAAGTCGAGCAGATATTGTCCAACACTCTTGGCTTCTCCCCTAACCACATCAGAGAAGAAGCTACTGAATGAATTTGCCATCGACTGCGTAGTGTCGGCCCATCCCTTCTGCATGACTTCGCCAGCGGAGCGCACTGTATCGCGTGCGTCATTCATACCATGCTCAACGCCGCCCTTGAAAGTATCGTTGTATTCCTTCTGGGCGTTCTTGGCAGCGGCAAGGGCTTCCTTCTGCTTCTTCCAAAGCTCAATCTGGTTCAGGACTTCGGGGCCAAGATGCTTGTACTGAAGAATGAGTTCGTCATACTCACCCTTAATCTCGGCCAAGGATATAGCGTAGTCGCTGGCGTGTTGCTGGGTGAGCTTCCACGTTGAAGCCTCTCTAGCTGTCTCACGGGTCATGCCTGCCAGTGAATCAAGTGCGTTGGCCCTTTCCGTGTTCAGCTGCTCTTGTGCGGCCTTGGCCTTGGCAGCCGCCGCTTCTGCGGCCTTGGCTGCTTCCTTGGCCGCGTCTTCAATTGTCTGGCGCTTTTTCTTCGCATTAATTACTGCAATTTCAGCTGCTTGAAGCTTTTCAAGCTCTTCGCGCTGCTTGGCGTTTGCGCCTGCCCCTTCATTTATAGCCAGTGCAAGCTCTTCATACTTGTTTTTGACTAAGTGAATTGCGGCTTCGTGTTCCTTCATGTTCACGGCTTCAAGTTGAGCCTTGAGCTTTCTGAGGTCAGCGGCGAAGCCGGTTACACCGGCTAACTTATCCTTTGGGTCTGGGGTTGGCGCATTGGCTTGAGCGCTGTCCATAACCCTGAAGTTGTGTTGAAGCTTGGCATTATCCTTGAAAATGCGGCTCGCTTCCTTGGCAAGCTCAAGCCGTTCTTTGTCGTACTTCAGCGCGGCTTTCAGCGCGTCAACTTGGCTCGCCCAGCTGTTCGACATATCAAGATAAATATCCAGTGCGTCAGCGCTGAGACTGTTCACCTTCGCCAAGTGGTCAGGCATAAGCATGATGAAATTATTTATGTCCCATGCCCGATTGACTGCGCTGGCGACAAATTCACCGGCAAACAATAAGACTGAGCCAACATCATCAATCAGGGTTGCAAGCTCAGTCTTGTTTTCCCTGATTGATTCGGAAATACTCCGAACACGGGCTTCAACCTTGCCTGCCTTCTTTTCAAAGGCTTCGATTTCCACGGCCTCAATAACGGACCCAAGTTCCTTGAACGCTTTGTTCAAACCCTTTTCCATTTCTTGAGCCGTGTCACGGGCCGCGCCGCCGCCTTCACGTATGGCTTTAGTCAGTGCATCAAGCTCTGGGAGTCGCTCCACAAGGGTCAGGACGGCACGCGAAGAGCGCTGACCGAATATTTCCATGATTTCTGTAGCGCCCCAGCCCTCTTTCTTGATAAGTTTCAGGGCATCTATGAGGTTCTTCCCATCGCCATTCATTCCAGCTTTCTTGAACACCTTCCCGGCCTCGGTGAAGGCCATGCTCAACTGGGTGCCTGCCATGCTGCCCTGGATACCTGAGTTACCCAGAATACCAATCATGGCGGCTGTCTCTTCGATAGAGTAGCCAAGGGCATGAGCGCCTGACCCTGCATACTTGAAACTCTCGGCCATCATATCAAGGTCTGTGTTCGTGCGGGTGAACGTGTTCACCAGTACGTCATTCACGCGGCCCAGCTGGGTGGCCTGTAGCCCGAAGGTGGAAAGGATATTAGAGCTAACGTCAGCGGCTCGGCCAAGCTCTACAGCGCCGACGGTTGCGAGTTCCAACACTCCCGGTAACGCTTCAACCGATTCGGTGGCCTTGAAGCCTGCCATGGAAAGGAATTGCAGCGCCTTGGCCGATTCGCTGGCTGACCACATGGTTGTCTCGCCCATGCGCTTGGCTACTTCGGTCAGCTTTTCAAATTCTTCTGAACTGGCGCGGCTTACCGCCTTCACCTTAATCATGGATTCTTGGAAGTCGCCGCCGACCTTCGCTATGTGCATGAACGGGGCCACTACCGCGCGTGCCGTCCCTGCTACCAGCTGGAAGGTCTGGTTCAGCTGCATAGCGCCTTGCGTGAACTTGCTAAAAGAGCTTTGAACCCGGCGAACACCGCTATCAAACTGGGCCGTATCCATTCGGACACGAACCCGCATATCTCCTAAGTTCATGGCTTAGACCTCCACCGCTTTCAGCTTCAAGTGGTAGTGGTCCACGGCCCCGTCGAAATCCTTTACCCCCCGTACATCGTGAAGGGTGTACTTCCTGCCATCGTAGATAAATTGAGTATCGTCATAGAGAAGCGCCATTTTGCCCGTCAGGTCTTCTGGCTGAATGAACGCTTCCAAGTCGTACTGGGGCCATCGTTGGCCGTCCTGAGTCTTGCGGGTGCGGCCAACCTCAGTGACGCGGCACGGGACGCCGTAGGCTTCCTGAACCGTCATTTCGCCGTGAAGTGCGCGGCTGCCTTTCTGAATCGTAATCGTGTCCATAGTCATTCCTTGAAAATGAAAAAGGCGACTACCGTTAAGTAGTCGCCTTGATTGTGGGCTTCGTTGCCCTGACTTGTTGAAAAATCTATTGTGATGGGGTCGTGCAGTAATAAAACGGGTCTCTCTGGAACTTCCGGTTGACCTCTCTCTTAATGCGCTTTGTGCCATCCCGCTTCATATTTTTCACGGCGTTGCCGAAGCTGGCCGCCACGTACTTCTTAAACTCGGCAAAACTGAGGAAGAACTGATACTTCTTACAGGCTTTAGCGAGGACAAAGCCGAATTGTGATTCTATGTCACTGCGGTCAAACTGCCCTGGCATTAAGCTATTCATGCTCGCGTAGTGCTTGGCCGCTTGCTTTTTCAAAAACTTGAATATCTCGCGTTCTTCGGCTTTCGGTATATCGGGCCTCTTGATGGCGTTTCCATCCTTTTCGACACGAAGCCACTCTTCGTATTTCCACATCCACTTTTGAAGTTCACGCGGGTCAATTTCAAGCCCCTCAGACTTAAATCGCTCCGCAAGCTGGGTGCATGTCTCGCCAAGACTAAAAAAGTGGGCAATCCCTTCTTTATCTCTCCCCAGCTTCGTGCGCCCGTCTGGAATCTTCCCTTCATTCTTCAACCTCTTGAGCGCGTTTTCCCTGCCCCATACCCGCTCTTGGACCTCTTCCATTACCTTCTGCCAGTCTTCCATTCTCCTACTCTCCTTTCTCCATATGAAAAGGCGGCCACCCGAAAGCAGCCGCCTTTTTCGCGCTTCGTGATTTGTTCTATTGTCCAATCGGCTCGCAAAATTTGTCACTGGGGGACCAAGGCCATACGCTCAAAACTTCGGGGGAGACTCCCAGTTCTTCCATTTCTTTCAAAGCCCATTTCTGAATATTGAACCGTTCAGGGTTGCGCTCAAGCATATCTGAAACTTTCTGGGCAGCTTCAGGGGCATCATTCGCCTCAAACTCATACTGACCACAATCAATGCCTTCGTATTCAGGAACGCCCAACTCTACTACAAATTTAATCATTTCTATTCCTCCGCTTTGTCTTGTTTAGTTCTTCGGTGCCACTACCATGCAGTAGTCATGCTGGCAGTAAATCGTTTCAGCCTTGGACTTGTCGAAGTAGATACCCCGCGCTTCATCCAATACGGTCAAATCGTCCTGTTCAACTGTGCCGATGTAGTCAACTGCTTCGATTCGCTTTTCCATCTTGTCTCCCGCTGGGATGCTTTCCAGCCTGTCTAGTTTGCTGTTCATAATCTCTTGCTGTTCCTCTACCCGCATTTGAAGCATTGCATGGTAAAGGTCTCTGGCCGGTGTCTGTGAGGCCACTTTCAGGGCGGCCCGAAGGACATCAATTTGCCCCAGCTGCTCGCCCACTTCCTCAGAAACGCCATCCGCTATCTGTTCAAGATACATAATGTCGTTGTAGGACCAGCGGTAACTCTTCATAAAACCGGGATTCTTGCGTGCCATGTCTCAACCTCCGAGACACAAACTAGACAAATATTGACCAGCGGTCAATACCAACGGTAAAACTTTTTACAACTTTTTCAAAGCCTCTTTAATCTCAGGATGATAGGCCAGAAGCCGATGCTTGCAGCGAGGGTGAAAAAGGCCGTTGGCCTTCACTTGGTCTAACGTGTAATAGCCGGGGGTCGCCCCTGTCAGGGACAGAATTTCACCCTCCCACGGCATACAGAGCCGACACTTCGTCCCGTGGCGGCTGACGGAAACAAGGTCATGCTTCGCCTTCACCAGCTGGTCAACGTAGGTTTCCCGCATGGCGTTCTTCATCGTGGTCTTGCTGAGCATGTCAAAATAGGTCTTTGAATCCCACTGCTTGCCTGCCTTGTCGATGAACTTAAATTCCGGCTGACGCTCTAAAACCTTGTCCCGCAAGGCTCTGTATGCCTGCGGC